GTTCCTAATTTCATTTCATCTGCTAAAACATTATTCTCAGCAAATGCATATTGAGGTACGTCTAGATTAACCCTACGAATTTTCTCAGGGCTGTTCGAACGAATGACCGAATCAGGACCAACGGATAAAGAAGTAACATCAGTAGGAAGAGCAAGGGGAGCTTCAACAGATTTTTGAACAGCCTCCATCGTAAGAAGCGCAAGTCTTGCTTTCGCTGCGTAGACTGGCAACACATCGTCGAACTGACCTCTAGATTCGCCATCGAGCGAAGGACGCTGAGCAATCGCAACTGGAACCGTACCTGTCTTGTTGGGTGTTGTCGCAAGAACTAAACCTCCACGATCTGGTAAAAATAAAACTGTTCTATCTTTATCTGTCCAACGTACAACTTGTAGTAATGAGTTACCATCACCACGAGTAAATGAATTGGATTGTAAAATTTGATCTGCATACTCTGGAAAGTGTGCTGCCAAATCACCCGCTTTACGGTGATATAGGCGAGCGTAGGTGTTAACAACACCGAAGCGATCCATGTCATAATAAGCACCCATAGAGTTTTCAATATGGATGTGTGGTCTCTTATCTTTAAAGTTTGGTTCAACTCTAATAGGAACGAAACCATATGTTGCTAGTTGGTCTGCGCCACGCAGTAACTCTGTACCAAGTCTGGATGCTGCTACATAATAGTTAGCAATCTTTGTACGCTTGTCAGCCTTGGTACGCTGGTTATCATCTAATGATGAATCTCCAGCAGCAGTAATGGTAGGTAGAACACCGACTTGTTCAGAAACATCTCGAGCAACAACATCAATAAGGTTGGCAATAATAGGACGTGACCATACTCCTTCAGGAAATAATCCTTGGAATACCTGATCTGCCTGTCCTGCTCTAACTAAAGCAACCTCACGCATACGTCTATCACGTTCGGAGTTACGAGCTTTTAATTGCTCAAAGGCTTGTTGTAGTTCTTTCATTAATGTCACAATCTCGCAGTCTGCTGCGCTGCAGCTAGATCATCTAAGTTGATGATGTACCGAGATTCGATATCTCCTCTAGGTGTAAATTGGTTACTCATAAAGTTAGGTACATTTGCTGAAGTAAGTAAAGTTTCTCTTGCTACGATCTCACAGAACCACAGTGCCATGACTGCGTCCATCTTGAGTTTCTTGCCTTGTACTCCTGGTTGCCAGGTTACAAGTTGTTCGATTAACTTCTTTACGTGTTCATTCTTTGAGCTGTCTGGTAATTCAATTAAGTTATCACCAGCATGCTTAAAGTTATTCATGACACCATCCCGCTTAGTAATGGTGCCAAACAAAGGAGCGAGTGAGGCTACGCCGAACTCGGGATCCTGTTTATTATTTCCTGTGTAGTGAGGTCTGTAGTTGATTCCTCGTGTTGACAGGAAGTTACGAATCTCTTCGTCTTGTGTAAGGAAAAGCTGAAAAGCATTTGATTCCACAATGACCGCATGTGGTTTATACACATCGGTCCACTCCTTGATAAGAGAACGGATTGCTGCAGGTGTAGGGGCAGTCATGATGTGAACATCCATGACATAGCGTTTGTGTGTTCTGCGATCAACCGCATAGGCAACAGCAGCGGTATCACCAGTCATTGCTGGATCTATACCAATAACTCTAAAGAAGTTATTAGAGTTTTCAGGATGACCTGCTGCGCCTGCAACCAAAGCACCCGACTTTCTCATTCCGTTTACTGCGCCTCTGACGCACATCGGGTCGAAGATTGCATTCTCCGCAATATCGAGGTTCTGGTAAACCAGTGACCACTTAGATGGTCCTGCCTCGTTACGGACAGCCGTTAGACGCTGTCCTGTCCATCGATCAAACATTCCATCTTGATCTGGGATATCATCTTCAATAAGTGGTTGTTCGGATTTTTCCCAAAGGGTTTTCCAATCCTTTGGATCGTCTGCGTATTCTAAGACCGCAGGCATGGACAAATATGACCAAGGGAGTACACCATCGGTGTAGTGGCTTGGATTTCTTAATTCTTTATATAGATCAACCGCTGCAACTCTGGTACCAACTACCAAGAGTTGACCGCCTCCTGGCGGTAAACGAGAGGCAACCTCTTGCCTAATCCATTCTTGTTGCTTAGCCCACTCTGAAGCATTACTCAGAGTGACCACGTCATCTAAAACTATTAAATCGGCACGGTTACCATAAACCTGCCCGCCCATTCCTATAGCTTCTATAGTTGGGTCTTTAGCATCTGACTCACGTACATCACCACCAAGATATACCTTGGTAGCCGACCACTGGTCGGCGGTTGCTTTATAACCATCGGCTGGACCAAAGGCGACCTGAAGGTCTGCATACCGAGGATGCGTCAAGCGTTGCTTGATCGCATACAAAAACTTCTTTGCTTGTTCCTGTGTCTTGGATATAACCATGACGTTAATGTTAGGATTTTTAACTACTCGATAAGTTACGTAGTTAATTGTGATGGTCATGGTCTTAGCATGGTTAGGGGGTACATTTACCAAGAGGCGGGATAAGCCCGCCGACCCTTTTTCATAAACCATGGATTCATGTAACCAAGAAGGATCTTTACCTTCCAACATGGATACTACATTCATCATGTGCCTTGGTACTTTAGTACCAAGATACTTTTCAGAGAACTCTGGAAAATCAGACAAATTGGACCGAGCATCTTGTGCGAGGTCCTGTGTTCTAAACCGAGCATTATCAATTAAAGCTGAGAAGCCATCGGCTTCTCGGCGTTGGGTATCATACCAAGATCTAGATCTACCAATAACTTTTAAACCATCAGCAATTGTGCGCCCTTGGCGCACCAAGAGGATAAGTTCTTTACGAGCTTCCTCTGGTGTTAATTGTCTTTCCAACATTCCTCCAGTGCCTGTAGGGGTCCACAGGGGTCTGGACAGAAGTATCCCCACTATTGCATATAAGTTTTTAACGGCGGGCTAAATGCCCGCCTTAGAAGGCTCAGTGGAACTTCGCCTTACACTTATATAGGGGTCTAGAGCATCGGCGTGTTTCAAGAGCAAATTCAAAGTTTTTTTCTTGGTATAACAAAACCGCAGGTCAGAGCTGGTTTTCTGGTGAAAATATTTTAGGAGATAGTGGGGGGAGGGTGGGGGGCGGTGTTAAACATGGTGGGGGTCGGCTAGGGCGAGCGCACAAAAAAAAGGGCAGAGGTCGCCCCCTGCCCCGCAGAAAAACACGCTCAAACTTGACAAAACCCCACACCCTGTGCTATCGGGTGCGGGGCTTCGCCTGACTATCTATAGAGGCTTGCGAGTGTGTGTAGTTACACGCAAACTACCGAACACGATACGGAGACCCTCATTACCTCCGCATGCGAATACATCAAACACGATACCAACATGCTTACCTTTGCGAACTAAGTCGCCTGCGTATGCTTGTGATAGGGGAACTAACTCACTCTCAGGTATGTGCTCCAGCGAGTGAACGCCATACTGCTTCTTCCAGAACTTGACCTCATCTGCGAGGTCAAGCACTGTGTCTGTGCTATCGAAGTGCCACATGATTTTTCTTTCTGCCGTTGAGACCACCTCAACTGACACCGAGAATTATCCCACACCTCCAGCCAAATGTCAAACACCGAGCGTAAATCAACGGAGTGTCGGTTCGCTGTGCGTGTATGTCATGTCATGACATGTATGTGCGGGCATGTATGTAAAACCCCATATGCGGGCGCATGTGCGCCCACACCGCATGAAATCACGCATGGGCAAGTAATTGGTTATACACGGATGGGTAAGTGGCTGCTCGCATGTGCGAGCTCGTGATCACGCCTGTCTTTCTTTGATAGCAAATCAAAGATTTGCTTTGATAGATGTCGCCGAAACGGAAACTCCGAAAGGCAGAAAGTAGGACAGCATGAGAACAGTTGAAAGTAAGACACTAGTCGGCGTCGTTAAGAACGGCGTTGTTCATGTAGCCAAAGCGGATGACAAGCGTGTCTTCGCTAAGGTTCGTATCACCACCAACACCGCCAAATCTTCAAAGAAGATTGAGGCAATTCTATCAGCCTTCAAGGCATATCCAAACTTCACACTTGTAGCAGGCGAGATTGCAAAGGTTGAGCCAAAGGCTTACCTAACCCTGAAAGGAAGTGTCGCCTAATGACAATCATATCACACCCATACGAACTTCAACTACAAAGTGTAGTTGATGAGAACAATCCAACAATCCAAAGATTGTTGGCACTAAGCGAAGAAGACCGAAAGGTCTTCTTCAGCCAACTGGTAAAAGACTTGCTTCTACCAGAGGTAGAAAAAGCAATTAAGAAACTGAACAAGAACAACTCCTACGCAAGATTGGAGGTAGTCGCATGACCACACTACCCCTGCTCTACACAGACTTGATTGCTATAGCAATCGCTCTGTTCGGTAGCGGTTTCGCTATCGGTTTAATCGTCGCTCGCAAGGCAGTTCGTGAGTGGCTCGCTCGTCAAAGATAGCAGACTTTAGTCTGCTTATTATGGGGGGTCGGCAAATCGCTGACCCCTCTTTTGTCGCTTCAGAAAGGAGCAACTATGAGAAATCCTGACCGCAAAAATGGCAAGGCATGGAAGAAAGCACCGAAGGTTAATCGCAAGACAGGCAAGACTGTAGGCGGATACTCACCAGCCAAGTTGGCTGAGCGAGCAAGCAAGAGAAAGAAGGGCTAACTATGGGGCTAGACATGTATCTAAACGCAAAGAAATACACATCTGGAAACTTAAGTCCAGAACTTTATTCTAAAGTTCTTGATGTGGTAAATGTAGATGTTCTACCGAGAAAAGATTTTCCTTCGGTAGAAGTAAGTGTTGGCGTTGCTTATTGGCGCAAAGCCAATGCTATTCACCAATGGTTCGTGGAAACTTGTCAAGATGGCACAGACGATTGCCGTCGAGCAGATGTATCACGAGAGCAACTAGAGGAACTACTTAACCTTGCGAAGCAAGTTAAGAACGACCCTAGTTTAGCCAGCGATTTACTACCCACTATTAGTGGGTTCTTCTTCGGCTCAACTGAGTATGACGAGCACTACATGAAAGACATTGACAACACAATCGAACAGTTAGAACAAGTTCTAACAACAACAAGCAACGACGATTGGTATTTCGAATACCAATCATCATGGTAAGGAGGAATAATGTCAACACTGAAGGAGTGGTTAATAGATAATCAAGAAAACGGAGATGACGGCACTGGACACTGCGATTACAAACAAATAGATTGTGAAGAGTGCCAAGCAAACGAAAGGAGCAAGTAAATGGGAGCAAGAATAAACTTCGTCTTTAAGCAAGACGAAGACACAGCAACAGGCGAACCAGTATCACCAAAGGTGGTGCTGTATTCACACTGGGGCGAGACCACATGGGAGCAAGACTTGGCTTGTGCTCTGTCTGTAGCAGAGCCACGCTGGGACGACCCTTCCTATGGAACTCGTATCGTCATCTCCAATTTAATTGGAGAACAATGGAAGTCAGAGACTGGCTTCGGTATCTACGCAACCACAGA